AGTGGTACTGTCAAAGCTGTACCAAGACGTGAACAAGTTGAAGAACCCGGAGTACTACCGGCTGTCGTTCAGGAACAATTTCATTGAGACTGAGTTGATGTCGGCGAACAGCAAGACCTGTTCGTTGAAGGTGTGGGAGAACCCGAGCAAGCACGCCTTCTATGTACTGGGGGCAGATCCTGCATACGGATCGTCTGAGAACGCCGATCTGTTCGTTTGCTCGGTGTGGCGCGTGTGGTCGGACGGTTGTATGCAGGTTGCGGAGTTCGCGGACAACAACCTAACGACCGCGCAATTCGCCTGGGTGATCGCGTACCTCGCTGGCGCGTATGGACCGTGTACGTTCAACTTGGAGGTCAACGGCCCCGGTCAGGCGGTGTTGAACGAGTTGCAGAACATGAGGAAGGAACGGATCTTCGGCTCGTCGGACAGCCGGCCGATCCTCAAGGATGTAATGAAGTCGATGCGGGAATTCTTGTACCGCAAGTACGACAGCGTCTACGGCGCATCAGGCGCTCTGCACACGCAGACTACGTTCCAGATGAAAGAGCGCATGATGAACAATATGCGCGACTACATTGAGCGCGGCATGGCGACGATCGCAAGCCGTGACTTGTTGGACGAGATGAAGTCCATCGTGCGCGAGTCAGGATCCGCACCGGAGGCGTCTAGCAACGCGCGAGATGATCGCGTGGTCGCCGCCTCGCTGGCGCTGTTGGCTTGGAATGATCAGGTGCGCTCTAGACTCATGGCGGCCAACATCAGCCGCAACAGCGAGTTGGAGCGGATGATTGAGATGAACAAGAGCGGCGTGGAGATCAAAGGCCCGTCTATGGTTCGGAACTACCTGAAAGATCTTGGCGTGTTGGTCAACAAACAAGATGCATTGACTTCCAACGTGAGGATATCCCGTGGTAGCCGTGTTCAAAGGTAATACGCCAGGGGAAGATACGGATCTGGCGTGGAACGATGAGCATCTGTCGTTCGCTTACTTCTGGCTGGTAGAGAACGATCAAAGCCCGTACAAGGGCGCGCCGTCTGTGCTGTTTAAGGCGATGGACGTAGACAATGTGTTCCACGCGACGTTGCGGAAGCAGTTCAGAGCTCGAAAACTATTTATTCGGTTCAGCGTGCGTATCCGACTGACGGCCAAGTTCAAGTTGGTTCTGGCCGGCAACTTCATCCCGCGCATAGACAAGGTGGATAAGAACGGCCGCGTACGCGCCGCCACGATCGTCATAGCAACCGATCCGAAGCCGTTGCCAATACCGAACTGGATCAAAGGATCCGTGCGATTGACCGGGAAAGGCTTGCAGTTAATGGTCAAAGCCACGCCGGTTCTGCACAACACGGACAAAAACAAACTTACCAACCCATTTGGAGCAAGATGATGGCTGTACTCAAAGAATTCGCCTGCAAAGCGCACGGCCCGTTTGAGGAATGGGTATCGGGAGACGATATACCGCGGTGTCCCAAGGGCTGCTCGACCCGGTTTGTGGTCAGAGAGATACGCCAAGCACCTGCGATGCGCGGTGTGGTGACCGGAAGGCTGGATGAAATGCAGCGAGACCTTGCCGATACCTACAAATTGCGCGATTTAAAGGCCGACAAAGAGGGCGGCACAAGCATGATGCAGGAACTCCGAAAGGGTGAAAAACCGCAGGATTTCGCCGCCACTTGGGGTAAAAAGGTCAATCTAAGCGAGTTTAAGCCTACCCAGGCTATGCAAATGGCGGGTACGCTGCCTCAACCAAAACCATCTATGCTTGATGGTCGATTCAGGGGTCCATTGCCGGAGGCTTAACGTATGAAGATTCCAAAAGAGGATGTCGAGCGCTTCAACTTCTACATGGACTTGCAGGAGAAGTGCAATAACACCCGCGAGGATCGTCGCAAGACGTACCAGAACCAGCGGATGTTCTTTTTGTTTGGCGCTGGACCAGAAGGCGCTGACGGCAAAGTGGTCAACAAGATCTATCCGCACATAGATCAGTTGGCAGGACTCATGTACTCGTCGGAGACTACGCGGTTCAGCATTGACCTGCCGCCGTCGGTGTCCGACTTGAACAAAAATATGATTGTCCCGTTGATGCAGAAGTTGAATGACACTTGGCATTTGTCCAATTCTGATTTGGTGTTTTCGCAAGCGTTGCTGTGGTCATTTGTTTACGGTTCGATGTTCGTGAAGATCCGCATCGGTCTCAACGGACAGTTTGAGCCGTACGTCGTTGAGCCGCACGACATCGGCGTGTTGCGCGAAGACGTATGCGGCCTTTGGAAGCAAGAAGCGTTCAGTCACTCGTATTACGTGACGGTCAGTCAGATGGAGACTCAACTCAAAGAGATTGAGCATCCGCGACTGGAATCCCTGCTGAAGGTTATCAATCCGGGGCCGCGCGAAAGTACGCCGCAGCAGCAAGTGATGGATCGCATTGAGACCAGCGCGTCGCAGCCGAACATCATCGGCAACATCAATTTCAGTCTCGACACGCCTGTTCGCTATAAACCGCGCGTTGCGGAAAAACTCGTCAAAATGACTGAGTTGTACGTGTGGAACACCGAAAAAGGCGACTATCAGGTTGTGACGATTGCTGATCCCGGCGTGGTGATCTTTGACCGCACGCTTGATCGTATGTTCTTGAAGAACGAAGCGCCGTTCATTCAGGTTTGTCCGACGCCAGCGCATGATTACTTCTGGGGTTACTCAGAGGTAGACAAACTGATCCCGTTGCAGCGTATGCGTAACGAGCGGTTTGAACAGATCCAGCACATGATGAACTTGCAGGCTCGGCCTCCTAAGTTTGGCTCGGGTTTCCAAGGCGATGTCAGCGAGATCATGGACACGATGGACTCGCCATCCGGTCTCGTCGTTGGCGATATGCCTGGGGCGAAACTTGAGACCGTGCAGCCCGACATTCCTGATGATCTGTTCCGCGAGATCCGCGAGATAGACATGATGTTTGAGGAAATCTCAGGCATCACAAACGTCATGCAGGGCAAGGGCGAGTCGGGTGTACGCTCGCAAGGTCACGCAGCGAACCTCGCACGCTTGGGCAGCAGCCGCGCCAAGAAGCGTGCGTTGATTGTTGAAGATCAGTTGGAAAAACTCGCGACCCTTTATCTCCAGTTGATGCAAGCCTATGACGCAGAAACACTTCGCGGAGATGACGGGATTGAGTTCATCGCGGAACAGTTCAGCAACAATTTTATTGTTAAGGTGGACGCTCACTCCAACAGCCCAATCTTCCAAGAGGATCAACGGGCGCTGGCATTTGAGTTGTTCAAGGCCAAAGCCATTGATCGTGAATCGCTTTTAGATTTGCTTGACGTGCCTATGAAGGAACTGCTAAAAACGAGACTGAGAACCAAGATTGAACCCGCTGAAGCGCAGGCTGCTCAGGCTAAAGAGCAAGCAGAAGCGCAAGGCGCTAAACCACGAGGGTCTAAGTGATGCGTCACAAGCGGTCCCATAAGCGCAAGATGAAGCGCTAAGTCGAACTCAGGACATAAGGGGTTGGCTATGCAACACAGGAGACACGCACATGGCTAAGCGTCGTGGTGGTCGCAAGCACAAGCGCAAGTAATGCGGTCTGCCGTAGCGGTCTAACCCCCCATCATCCCTAGACTCGCTCCGGTATATCCGTCGTGCAGGCCGCAGCGCCCTAATCGCTGCGGCTTTTTTGTATCTGTTGACTTTGTAATTTCGCGAGGTATAGAAAGACCCCCATGAGCGTACCACCTGAAATTGCACAAGCACTTAGTGGCGGCGGCGGCGCTCCCGGCGGCGCTCCCAAGGCTCCGGGTCCGTCAGCGGCCCCCATGATGACTCCGCAACCCAAACAGGGTAATGAGGCGGGTGGTCGAGCCGACGTTCAAGTCGTTATCAAGAAACTTACGATGGCTCTTCAGACGTTCCCGCCGGGAACGGAACAAGGCGACGCGGTTATGAAAGCCGTCTCTGCTTTGACGAAAGCCTTCGGCGAAACCGCCGGTAAAGATAAAGAACTCATGCCTGCGGAGATCGCGCAGGCCGTTTCGGGGCTAGCCGGCCCCGGAAAGCCGCCTCCGGGTCTACCGTCTCCGGCCGGCCCTGCTCCTCTCCCAACACCAATGTAAGGAAGCGCCACCATGCCAGGTGATCGTCTGTTTGATCCTTCGTCCTCGCTCAAGATCCGTGATCCGCAGGACAACGCCAGCCCGAACGACCAGATCCGCAACCCGCCGCGCTACATGGAATACGGCGGTCTTGAGTCCGGTCGCGCTCGCGGCTTCTTGCTCAACGGCTTCAAGATCCATAAGCCGGGTCAAACTCAGTCAAACGTGCCTTTTGATAAAAAGCGCACCACGACGGGTCGGTAAAGGTTAGTAAGGGGTATTTGACATGGCTCTAGAAGATTTGTCGGAGGCCGATCAGGCCAAAGCGCTTGCGCTGTACAATTTTGTGCAGGGCAACCCGGACGTTGCTAAGACTGTCCGCAAACTGGCTCGGGAAAAGAACCCGAATATGCCTGTGCCTGATACTGACGTTCTTGAAGACAAGTTCCAGTCAGAAGTGGAAGCACTTCGCGCTGAACTGAAGAAGCGAGACGAGCAGGCTACCGAGCATCTTCAATCGCAGCGCCGTGCCGAAGCCCACGCCAAGATTCGGTCGCAGGGGTTTGATCCAGAGGATGTTGAGAAGGCAATGATCGCCAACAAAATTGGCGATTACGACGTTGCCGTCAAGTTCCTTCGTCAAGAACGTGAACTGGCTCCGGCGACTCCGGAGTCGGTCACGCCAATGTCGATGCCTGACAACAAAGAACTTTGGTCCGACAAGAACCGATGGGCTAAGAGTCAGGCATTTGAAGCGGTCAACGAACTTCGTGCGAAACGGATGGGCGTCAGGTAATAAAACACTTGGCTGCGGCGGGGTGTGCTGGCAGCGTAAACTTTGATTCAGGAGTAAACGAAAATGCCAGTATTTGGACAAGGCATCGTCCCGGCAGCGGGTCCGATTGCCAACGAACTTACGTACGTCACCCGCCGTGCGTTTATCCCGAAGATGGTTGTGCAGTTGTACCAGTCAAGCCCGGTCATCGCGGCTTTGTTGGCAAACTCGCAGACTGCCTCGGGTGGTGTGTCGAGCGTCTCGGTTCCGGTTCAGGGCCAGCCGTTTGTTAACACGCAATGGTCGGACTATTCAGGTTCGTTCAACCAGCCGCAGGCTCAGCAGGGCGCGTTCTTGGCTGAATTCAACCTCAAGTCGCTGATCACGCCGATCCCGTTCCTCGGAATGGAAGGCGCGGTGCAGATGGATCACGCGATCATCCCGCTGATCGAAGCGCGTATGAACGACGCCACGAACAGCATGGTCGATGCGATGGCGAATGCGTTGTACAACAACACCTCGTCCACGCAGCAGTTACTTGGCCTGCCAGCAGCAGTCGATGACGGAACGACTACCGCAACTTATGGCAACATCAACCGAACAGCGAACGCTTGGTGGCAGTCCAAGGTCTATTCTACCTCGGGCAACCTGACCCGTATCAAGGCTATGCAGTACATTGCTACGGCCCAGAAGTACGGTTCGGAAATGCCGACGTTCGGCGTTGTTGGTATCGCGACCTACCTCGGTCTCGCCAACGACATCCAGGCTCTTGAGTCGTACCAGATCCAGCCGGGTCAAGGCTTTGATAGTGACGGCGACCGTCCGCGCTCGCTGTTCCGCGCCATCGACATTGCTGGCGTGCCGGTCTACGCCGATCCGTACTGCCCAGAAGGTACGCTGTACCTCCTGAACAGCAACTACCTGAACCTGTACGTTCACGACCAAGCGTCGTTCGCGTTCACGGGCTTTGAGTCGCTGCTGTCAAATTACCAGCTCGGTTATGTTGGCGCTGTGCTGACCCTGTGCGAACTTGTTCTGACCAAGCCCAAGACTTGCGTCAAGGTCACGGGCCTCGCTCAGCCGTTGCCTATCTAATAACCTTGGACTGGAGAAAGCCATGTCAGATTTAAAGATTGCACTTCCCGGTAGTGACTACATTACCGAACTCAAGACTACGCAAACTTCGATTGCGTACAGTTCAAACAACTTCACCGTTGCTTTTGCTAACAACGTTGCTACGGTCACGACTGCGACTGCTCACGGTCTGACGTTCAGCCCTGCGGCGGGTACGCTCCCGAACTACTTCTTCACGTTCTCGGGCGTGACGGGTTCCACGGGTACGGGTACGCTGAACGGTCCGATCTTCCAGATCTCGACCATTCCGTCGACGACCACTTTCACGTTTGCTACAAGCGTGACGGGCGGTACGTTTACAAGCGCGACCATCCAGTTGATCTTTATGCCGGTGTTCCAGTCGGCGTTGCTTTCGTCGGTTGCTAACTACAACCCGAACTTGTCGACCTCGGTTGGCGTGCCGTTCTTCGGATCGGCGCAATGCGTCAACTTCAACCTTGCGGGTAACCTCAACGCCTACTACAACCCGGACAACACAAACATTGTCCAGGGGCCAAGCGGCGCTGGTGTTACGACCATTTCGACGGCTCCGGTCAACCGCGTCATGGCGGCTGGTACGGCGACGCCGACGTACGGTCAGTTGCGTTTTGGTCCGCAGGACTTCCTTGCGACCACGACCACCGCTGGTACGTCGTACATTTCGATTGTTGAGTAACGGATAAGGCAGGGGTGCTGATATGAACGAAGGAATTCTTGATACATCTGATTACGTGCGCGTTGTAAACAACACGGGCATGGACATCAAAGGAATGTATGACGGGAAGGCTTATTTGTTCAAAGTTGGCATCCCTACCGACATCCACCTGACGGCAGCGGCTCACATCTTTGACTTTGGTCGAGAAGATAAAACGAAGTGCTTCCATCGTCTCGGCTGGTTAGACGGCAGAACGTATGAAGAAGCGTTGAACGTCCTGAATGCCATCTCGTTTGAAGAAGTGACGCTGCCTGTCCCCGATATCTCGCCTAAAAAGCGAACCAAGATCAGCAAACCGACACCCCTGGTAAATGCTGGTGTGGATGACGGGGAGGAGGATTCGTCCTCCTCCCCTTCTGAAGCGACGGGGACGTTCGGGGATCTGTAACGTGTGGAGTCTGAGCGGTGCTGACCACCTACATCACGCAAGTGCAGCGGTTGCTGCATGACACTTCCGCTCAGTATTGGTCTACTGCCGAACTGACTGACTACATCAATGAGGCACGGAATCGAGTCTGCAAAGACACCCGCTGCCTCCGTCAGTTAGCAACAAGCATCACCCTGACCGCCGGGGT